TTCTCTCTGCCCCCTGTGTCGTTGCCCCTCCGCTAGTACCAGAGCGTACCTTGAGGTAAGGAAACGCCGACAATGCTTCCATACCTACAGTCGTAAACCCAATAGCGCGTGAAGCCGCAGCAGATACTTGAACCTCATTTCCCTGACTGTCATATACATTATTGTATGTACCACCTGTTTCATGGGCAGCCTGGAAGGTTAAATCAGCGGTAGTCCAACCCGCAGGCATAATCATGCCCCGAACAGACATTCCCTCGGTATCTACTTCGTCAGAAAGCGATGCTCCTGCGTCAATGGTGGCTTCTTTACCATGAAACTTCTTGGTTGTTCTCATCATAAACCTCTTTCCATTCTTTCGTGCGCCTGAAATCCGCCGCACCTATAGCATACGTCGTTAGATGCCCCAGTTGTACCCTGAAGTCCGCGTGTATCTTGAACCCGTGCTTGCGTGCCTTGCGGCAAAAGATGATGTCTGAAGTCATCCCATACACACCTTGCCCTGTCCAAAACCACGGTGAGGGTATAACCTCAAAGGCCTTTCGTTTTACCATCAGGCATCCAGTACCAACCTCATCTACCTCGAAAACAGATTCATCGTCGGGTATCCCGCTTAGCACTTGTGGTTGATAAAATGTTGGTATGTTTTGTTTATCGAACCACGCTTGCACCTCCTTCGCCATAGGGAAGTGTAGCTCGTTATTTTGGGGTGCCAGCTTGTAAACACACGGTGCGAACGGGCGCTCACGTTGATATACAACACCACTCACAATATCGAGGTCAAGGTTGTAAAGGTGCTTTGCGGTATGAGGATGAAATACCTCGTCACTATCTATAAAGAACAGGTGGGAGGCCCCTTCGATTTTTAGAAACTTCTCAGCAATGTTCTGACGCCCTTTGAAGATATTTGTGCATCGTTGACCTATCACCAGATTGGGAATGTCGTTTTGTGCTAAATGAATGCGCATGTTGTCCAACGCATCCTTAAATTCCCATTGACCAAACCTTTCTCTCAAAACCCCTATTACAATCATTGGTCACTATCCGCCAAGGGGTCGGTGACAGGATTCCCACCTGCTGTTTCCGCGATTGCGTTAGCAATATGTTGTAGCTCTTTAATAGCACCATTGTGCCTCTCTCTAGCGGCAATAGCCTCGTCTATTTTCTCGTTCAATTGCATAATTGCCATTGTGAGGTTATTGACTTCTTGTTGGTGCCATTCTAAACGTGCTTTCAACTTGTTGAAAGATGCATCATTTTTCATCTTTCTGTTCCTCCCATGCTCTTATTCCTTCTTCCCGATTTTCTACCCAGTCTCTTTCAGTGATGGATTGTGGGCGTATGTGTCCGCATTTGATACTGGTATCACACCAGATATTTACCTTTGCTTCTGTACGAGCCTTGAGACACAACCTTAAGTCGCTACCTACTAATGGTTGGTCTCTAAACGGCCCCAACTGGCTCCATGGTCTTTCCATAGAAGCCAAAACGCTCCTGTGTATCAATAGACAACCATGCCCACAAGCGCCTACTTTGATAAGCTGATTATCTGGATAGTAGAAATACCTTGTCTTGGGCCACTGGTCAATCGGTTCTGTCTGGAATATTGTAGGAAACGCCATGTCACCGCGTGAAAAGTACAAACCAGTGATAAACCTCTTTCGGTGACCAAGGAGTTTAGGCAAGGCATTGCTGGGTATCTCCATATCAGCATCGATGATAAATACAAAGTCAGAATCGCCACGCATAAACTCTTCAAGCAAAACCTCACGGGCGTACTCACTTCGCATTCCTACTCGCGCTAGAACGCGAGAGACCACTGGCTGATGAGTTACTGGCAACAATGTGCTTGTGACAAACCTTGATACGATAATATCAGGAAAGCACACTAAAACGTCAACCTTCATATGTCCCCCTAGCTGGGGCTACTATTCCCCAGCCCTGCGGCTGTAGCAACCTACTAAGCTGTGGTTGTGGTTGAGAATTCGACGTATCTGTATGTACCAGAACCAGTGTGGATACCAATCCAGTATTTGCTGTTTTGGTTTACTACTCGGATGGCACCTGTATCAGGTTCACCACTAAGGGCGCTTGTGGTGTACCCGATGTCGCACCAGTTGTTAGCATCAACAGCCAATGCCGCTGTAGCGTCCTGTTCTACGGTAAGAGCGGCCTGATCGTCGCTTGCGTTGTCCTGCTTGACCAGTACCACCGGGCTGTTGGTTGCCCCGCTTGTTAAGTTGCGAGCCACTTGAACTTGACCAGCCTCTGCGATGTTGACCAACAATTGAGAGTTACCACTATCCCAATCTACAATCACATCGGATGAGTCACCAAATTCAAGTTGGTCATTATCCTTCAACCACAAGTCACAACCGTCGAAGTATAACTCATCTGCGCTTGCATCAAATTTGACAACAGCATTCGATGTATCACCATACCATGTGCTATCAACGGGGTCGTCTTCTGTGCCGAACTTAGTTGGGCCTCGAAAGTGCTCTGTCATTCTCCATTTTCTTGTCATGTCTTCCTCCGTGACTGTCCTCTCGCTTAAAGAGAGGGTTTGAGGTCTTTGCCCCTAGACGCCAGTCTGCGCCCAAGTAATTAAAAACCCCCTTCGCAGGGGGTTAGAATAGGTACTCACCCCTATTAGGTATACGTAGGTACTGACCCCCACGTGGGTCTATATATATTTTTTAGGGGGCTATGGAGCTACAATCTCTGCTGGCTCCTCTTTTTCCCCAGCGTGCCTTTTTACACCGTGTACGGTGCGGGCATCTTCTGTGAGGAACTTTGCCCCACAGCGCCCGCACTCGTACAATTCGGTGTTTTCATCCGGCAATGGTTTGAACAACCCGTGCCGTAACAGTTTCTCATCGTTTCGTAAACCTTTCAGTTCAATGACTTGTCGCTGGTCTAATTGTTCACCAGCATATCCAAACGACTTACTGGCATAGACCTTATCACCGATTGACATTGCTCCTCCTATTAGGTTGTTTAAGCGTCTACTGCATCCTCAAGCCAAGCACCGGCGTTGGAAACCGTGGCTTTCTGGTCGTAGCAAGTTAACCCCTCTACATAATCACCACGTTTCTCGGTGTCGTGATATTTACGTATCCATTGTGGGCCTGAACCTGCCTCTGGGCCAGTCTTCCAAACAAAAGTATATCCTGCGCTTGGTGTGAACAGGGATGGGCGCTGTGCTACATAAAGCAACAGTGCGTCGTCATCCCAGTTAGCCGAATACGTCTGACTTGATGCTCCCTCATCGGCACTGGCGTAGATTGAACGCCCTACCAGTACACGCTCAAGGTCAAACAGTGCAGCTAGCAACTCGGTGGTTGCAATGCCGCGCTCTGTGTACTTGATGCGGTCTAGTACATCGGGGTGATCCATTAGCTTGTCATAGGTCATATCACCTAAAACAAGGGTGTTGGGATCACGTCCAATCAATCGACGAACGGTTCGCTTATAGTCTCGAACGTCCGTGATAGGGTCAGAGCTACCAAAGCTCGACCATTTTACAAAGTCTACACCACCGTCTTTATCTGTACCCCATACGGTATCGGTGCAGAATGAAGACACAAATGCTCGCTCTCGACGGATGAACAACTTCTCTGTCACAAGCATCGTTGCTTCACGATCAGCATCGAATGGGGTGTCCTGATTGGCTCGACGCTTATCAGAGATAAAGTGTCGCGCACCATATTCCTGACAGTAATACGTCGCTGAGGTATCAACCTCATAGCCGATGTCAGGTGCTACACCACCCTCTGGGATAAGCGAAGCGTCATCCCTGAACCAATAGTCCTGCGTATAGGCCGGGATGATGTCCGACTGCTTGTCTACCATCACGATAGGGAATACTTGGTCAGCGATATACTCCTCATTGCTGTATCCAATCGAGATGTTAGACAACATTTTATTAACATGAACGTCTCCAGCTGTTGGGCTTAGAATAGGCATTATTATCCTCCGTTACTACGCTGCCCTGGCTGGGCCACCTAACAGAACCATCTCGGCGTTCTCGCCGCTATCGGCTCCGACTACCACGACACCAGCTACATAGGCTGTAGTGTCGCTACCGGGGGTGAGCGCTGTGGCTGACCCGCGTGCGTTTGGGCCTACCAGATTGCCAGCCGTAAGTGTTTCTCCGGCTACCACCTTGGAATGACCCAATACTCTTACCAGTGCCGCCCTGCCTGACGATGCAGGCTTGTTTTGCAAAATACCAAGTGCCTGGTCTGTAGCAGCGTTGCACCGACTGACCTGCTCGTTGGTGCTGTCCTGTTCTACAAAGTAGTATTGGTAATCGCTCAAATCTCCTGCGGCTTTGGCATTAACGTTAATTCCGTCCTGTTGTTTTGCCATTATTAGTCCTCCTGCTTAGGCGAACCGTTGCGGGTAACAGCCGCGTCATACTCGGCGTAGATTTCTGGGTGGGCTTCTGCTACAGCCACCGTCGCCTCTGAAACGCTTGCCCCATGCTCTTTTTGGTGTTTCTCAACCAGTGCCTCAAACTTGACCACAGGGTCAGTTGGGGCGGGGCCACCACTACCCATCTCATCGAACAAACGACCCGTCTCATCAATATTTCCCATAGCTTCTAACAGAGACTCCAGCTCAGCATAGCGAGCCTTGTCTTCCGTGTCATCCGCGTCGTGGAAATACATCAACAGATCGCCACCATTCTCAACCGGCAGCCCAAGCTCCTCTGCCTTATCTGAGAATTCTTTTGCCCTTCTTTTGCGCTCAACCATCTTAATCTCTTCCGCGAACTTAGCCGCTTCAGCCTCAGCCTTTTCTTTCTCTTCTCGCAATGCGGCTACTTCTTCTTCCAGTTCTGTTACCTTGGCCTCGAAGTTGAATACACCGCTTTTAAGCTGCTCAGATAAGGCTTCAACATCAATCGACTGTTCGGGAAAGCGCTCAGATAGATGGTCAGCGATATTTTGGGCTAACTCTTCTACCTTGATGTCACTCATATCATCTTTCTCCCGATATTCTCCTACTTTGAATTTTTTCTTAGCGTCTTCGATACGTTTCTCGACAACGTTTTTACCTTTGTATGAAAAGTCTTCCTGTGCAAAGCGCGAGGATGCGTTTTGGACATGAGACTTGTCATGAATGGGATAACGATAATTCACCGGGTCGGCAAACTGATCGTCGCTGAGGTCTTCCCACTTGGCGGGCTTGGTTAAATGCCCGTGTTCAAGAATGGCGATATTGTATTTCTCAGAGCGAGTCTTCTGTGCTTCGTGCTTTTCCTCTGATTCATTGTTGCCAAACATATCTGAAAGGCGCTCGTAAGCGCGTCTTAACAAATCTATTGCTTTATCTTCTTCCCCTGTTTCCCACCCTTGATCGTCAGAGAAAATTGCTGTTGCACGCCCCAGACGCGGGCGAGGGGTAAGCGCAATACCAAGTGCTACGTTGTCGTAGTAATCTCCATCCAGTGCCTGGTATCTTCTCAATCGTACTTCCGGTGAGGCGTAACGATAACCCTTGTCTTTAATCTCCTCGATTTTTTCTTCTCTGAAATGGGGTTTCCACTGAACCTCGTTTCCCGTGAACCTTAAGTCATCTATATATCCATAGACACCATATTCGTCACGGTGTAGGATATTAACCGGCAGGTCATAGTCGGGAATGTTATGCACCTGAAAGTTTGTTACCATCTCTTGCGCGTCTTTCTGTGTAAACTCTATCTTTTTCCCGTAGTGATAGACGGTTCCTACTGGAAAGTACAGATACCAACCGTCTTCACGCTCAGAGAATGGGACAAAATAAGTTACATCTTCAGCCTTTACCCACTTACCACCCTCTTTCTTGTAATTTTTCTTGATGACGCCCCACGCTTTCTTGAAAGCCCTTTCCTCACTATCGCCACTGTCTAATGCGCTGTTGACGACTTTAAGAAATTGCTTTTGTGCAGCTGTAGGAAGTGTTTTTACCCTATCGGGTAATTCAGAAATTTTAGAATATGGCATAATCTATCCTCCGACAACAAAAAACGGGTGCGAGATTTGTAATCTCACACCCGCTTAGATTCAGGTGAGCTTAGTTATATCATATCATTTGCATCGCGGCGTAGTTTCCGCGAGCTAAGAATTGTACGTTAGAAGTTTACTTTGGTGAGGTATCAATTGTCAAGGTTGGCGGTGATTGCACATAAAGATGACTAACGAATCGCTTGACAAGCCTAGGTATATGGTGTATAATTGCTGTATGAAAAACCAAAAAGCCCATGTTCTGGCATTTAGTAGCGAAAGCGTTGAGTATTATACTCCCTCAGAAATCATCGAGGCTGCGCGGTCTTTGATGGGGGGAATAGACCTCGACCCCGCCTCCTGTGTGGAGGCACAAGAGACTGTTAGGGCCAGAACGTTTTATACCCAACAGGACGATGGCCTTAAACAGCAATGGGAGGGGCGAGTCTGGCTTAATCCTCCTTATGGGAAGATTGGGAACGAATCATCTCAGGGGTATTGGGCCGAAAGGCTCATCGTAGAATATGATATGGGGAATGTTGAGGCGGCGTGTCTCTTGACGCGCTCCGCCTTGGGCTACGAATGGTACGAATCCCTGCTAGATCGACTACCTGTTTGCTTGTTTCGCAAACGAGTTGAGTTTGTCATCCCAGGGGGAGGCACCAAAGGCCCCAGTAAACAAGGGGTGTCGGTTTTCTATCTGGGAGAGAACAGAGCTGGCTTTGTAGAGCACTTCGGGGAATTCGGAAGAATCATTTTCCCTGAGGATTATAAGGGGGGCAAGGATGTATGGCAAGCTAACCTTTGGTAAGGTTGGTGCTGTTATTATTATTATGGTGGTGCTGTTAACGATTTTCATCATAGGGGTATCAAATGTTTTCAGGGTACGAAGCCAAAGAGGAAAATGGCGCGTCGTAGTAATAGACAGCCAGGTGGTCTATTATTGTCAGAAACGAGAAAGCAAGACTGTTTTCAGAGATTGCCAGCAAGGGTTAACTTCTTACAAGTGGATAGATTTTGATAAGGATAGTGTCAACATCATGTTAGAGGGGGGGCAATGAGCAACACGCTATTTGATACCGCGCTGGAAATTGCCAGCAAATACCGCGATACCCAAGAAAAGCTCATCGCGTTAGAAATGGATATGGTAACCCTGAGAGTAAAAGCTGAAAAATTCCAAACACGCGCAGTTAGCAATGGGTATCGAACTGGGTTGATTAACGACCGAAACTCGGACACCCGTGCAGCGGGGGAATCGTTGGTTTTGCAGAACGACCAAGCATACCAAACAGTGCTTGAACGTAAGGCTGGATTAGAAAGCGAGATAAAGAAAACAAAAGCCCTTTTGGACTACTGGCACAACGTGTTGATGATTCACCGGTCTGTTTTGTCACCAGATACATGGAGGGCAAAAAATGAACATAGCTGACTACGCCCTTTCACACCATCTCCACAGGTTGTCTGACTCTCTCTATTTGCCGTATGTGGAGAGAGCAATAGAAGACCCGCACACGGGGGCCTGTCGATGTTCTAGGTGTGAAGGTATAGTATATGGTCTTAAATACCTAGTGTGGTATAACAACGGTACAGGGTGGTACGACTGCGCGTCGGCTCACCCCAGTCTAGAAGATGCTATACAAGCAGCTAGGAAACAAGGATGCTCTCGCATAACTCGTGTGGGGAAGGATGGGAACGACAGTGATGGTGTAATCTGGAGGAAAAATGAATAATGATGACAAGGTGTTTAGGGTGTTGTTTGTGGCGTTTGTTCTAATCTTTTTGTGCGCCCTAGTCAGTACAGTAGTCACATATGGCGGCGGGGCGTATGTTCTCGTTCGCGTTCTTAGTAATCTAGGACTTTGGTAACATGATTAAAGTTGAAAGAGAGAAACTGTATTCAGCGGTAGAAATGCTTAAGGACGTAGTGTCAAAACGTCCTATCGTACCCATTTACGGGCATATCTTAATCAGGGTCGAGGAAGGAGAGATGCGCCTCACCGCAGCCTCAGGGACAATGGGAGCGCATTTCTGGATTGATGATATAGAAACAGATGGTGAAGAAGTAGAAGCAACGGTGCCAGTCAAAGAGGTTCACGACTGGCTTAACACACAACAATCTTCGGAATTTGTTACTGTCATTATAGAAGGTGATAGGGTCACACTAAGCACTGACAAAGCACAGGCGAATTTGCAATCTATGAACACCGAGCATTTCCCCAACGTATCAACAAAACCAGATGGGGAAGACATCGTTATTGGAGAGGAGGATTTCAAACGAGCAGTTGGTCAAACCATCTTCGCTACAGTTGACGATATTGCCCGCCCTATGTTGTCAAGCATCTTGGTTCAATCGACAGATAACGGGAAGCTGTGTTTCCAGGGTGCGGACGGTAATAGACTTTCCGCGACTTACATCGAATATCACGGAGGCGACTTTCGTGCCTTAGTACCCAGAGAGACAATCAGGGTTGTAAGCCGTGCTTGTATGGGTACGGTTCGGATAGGATGGGCTGGTGGTAACATAGTATTTACGTCTGGTGATTGGGTGCTAAGCTCGCAAACTACAGAGCAGAAATATCCAGACTTTTCACCCTTCACAGAACGCAAGGAGGAAGACGTAAACACCATAGTGGAAATAGGAAAAGGTGCAAAAAACCAGTCAAGGGCTGTAATGGTCTTCGCAAAGCAGAACGACAATCTACTCAAGGTGAAGATAACTGCAGACCAAATAATCCTGTCGTCGTATGTAGAAGTGGGTTCGGGAGAGGCTAGCTTTCCTTGTTTCATTCACAAGGGGGATGAGTTAGAGTTCATGATAAACGGAGCGTATTTTGTTGACGCTCTCAAGGCAGGAGACAACCTGTCGCTCTGGATAGTTGACGAAACAGAAGCGGTTCAGTTTGTGAATGAAGACCAGACATTTGTTCATTTCATTATGCCGATGCAACTCAGATAGGGAGGGGGGTATGTTTAAGCGCGTGTTGATGTTGGTATTGCTGTTGTGGGTTGTTTCCTGCGTCCCCGAAAAAGAACCAGTTGAGAGGGCAAGCGCGGGGGTAGAGGGTGAAGTCCTGGTATCACCCGAAACAGACAACGAGCATGGGTGGAGCGTAGGGTCAAAAGTCCGAGTGAGCACCGAAACATATACCCTAGAGGTAAAGATGATAGACTCTATGGCTTCCCACTCTGAAACAGAAGCGAGTGGTTCTGTTTACGGGTGGGGTAGCGGGGGATATGGTTCCTACCGCATGGAACAAAACGGAAAGGGGATTATGCCTGTGGAAGTCAAGAGTGTCTCACCGGATTTCCACAACGTCGAGGTTGGTGACTTGATTATCATCAAGGTTACTGACCTTAAGGCTATGGCTATTCCAACAGGAGCAGTTTTCACAGTGGTGTGTAACGAGGACGTAGAAGTGGTTAGTCCTAATGTGTCTGGACAGGTCTTGACCACGGACAGGCTCACATACGAACTAGACGATTGTAGGTTAAAGTCACCGGAATTTAAGTTGGAGTGAACCACAGCAAGCAAAAAAAGAGGGAGGGGGTGTCATACCCTCTCCCTTTTTGCTTGTCAGTCAGATCAGTGCCATTTACTTGTCGCTCCCCCTTGCTTTAAGGATAGCCGCCTCTACTTTGTCGTTGCACGAATATACACCGTCTGACCACTCACGTTCTTCAAAGAACCATTCGGGCAGATTGCAGGCGAGGGCTGCAATAACCTCACAAACCTCCAGTAAATCAGGTGCCGCAGCTTGTAATCGTGCATTTGCTTCCGTTTCAGGTAGGGGGTCATTGCTCCTAGGTGGATAGACAACCCAGCTATCGAGCGCGTTGTCGTTACTCGCCCGCCACGGCCCCCTTGTGTGTTTACTCACTTGCCACCTCCTTTACTTAATCAAATCAACACCATTTGTCTTGCGTCTTTCTCATCTTTTGCTTTGTCCCGATGCATGGCTCGCATAATCGCTGGCCTCGACCAGCACCTTGCTAGGTTTTTCCATTTCCGTGAATATTCTATAAAGTGATCTGGGGGCTGATAAAGCTGTGCGAATGGTAATCCACCCAGCTCCCATACCTGTTCTAGTCTAGACTCGGCCTCATTGATAGTCTCATCACCATATGCTATCAGGACATACACACGCAGCTTGTTCCGTCCCAAAGCCGATAATTTATCAAGTGCCTTTTCCAATGGATGCAGGGCCGCTTCTGTGTCAGCGGCTAGGAATAATTCTTTAACGGTGATGCTCTGTAACTGTTCAACAATCCAGTCATCAACCAACCTTGCGTCTATGCCCCCAGCGAATACTGCCGCCTTTTGCGTTTTGAGCATTTCAATCACGCCACGAATATGTGATTGACTTGCCTGCAGAAGATTGTTGTCCTGTATAATATACCCTGGTGTAAAATCCCTAATCTCCCGTAATTTACCTTCACGTTTTGGTACAAAGCACCATGGGCAATTATTGTTACACCCCCTAGTGGTGAACGTGACTCCGTGTTTTACATACAAACCAGGGGTGAAATTATGGCAGGGGCTATCGAAAGCAGGCCCGCCTATAAGCACATCTATGTCATTATAGGCATTGCTCCATGCTTGATATAGGCGTTTTGCCCTATCAATATCCCAGGTGAATGTTGCTGATATATGCACCTGGTCTACTTCTGGTGGTAATAGAGGGGGGTAATCGTCAAAAACCAAGGGGTCTTGAGGGGTCATCGACGTTACTCTAGGGAAAACTCTTGCTATTTTCATGGTTGCAATTTCACTACATACAATCAAACAGGCTTTTCTGAACTGGTTTTTCGTAGTGATGCTTCAGCCTCGCCTCGCCAATCAGGACGTAGCTCGGTTCTAATTCAATCCCTATGAAATCACGGTTCTCTTGGATGCACGCTACTCCTGTAGAGGCACTACCAGCAAAGGGGTCTAGCACAACACCACCGCTTGGCGTTTTGGTGAGACGTACCAAATACCTCAAAATGGCAACCGGCTTGACCGTGGGGTGAATGTTTCCCCTTGCTTTCTTCTCGTCTGTTTCTAGCCATTCCTCTCTAGTTGCTGGTCGCCACTCTATAGAAGTGTCTTCGTCTTTAATCCAGTAAAGGTGGTCGCACCCCTCATTCCTCTCTGATGAAGATGCCTTAGGTGTGTAGAAGAAGCGTGCGGCGGTGCCTGTGTCGCCGTGATACTTGCTGTTTTCAGGCTTTCCTTTTGCCCATCCGCCATATCCCCCACTGCTGTCATTCTTGTTGCCCTTGGGTGACCACGGCCCAGGTCTCTCCCCACTCTGCTCTGCCAAAACCTTAACGGGACAATCGGGGTAGCAGTCCCAATCGGCTACAGTTTCTTTGCCATCGCTATCCACAAAGCTGGGCTCCCAGGCGTCGGGTCTTACTTCTTGCCCTCTACTCTCTTGGTCGGTATAGTGCATCGACTTACCCCCAGGCCCATTCGGGTATCCGCTATGCCCCTCAACCTTTCGTGTCCCACGCCTCTGGCATCCTGGTATCACCCCGTCCCCACCACAGTATGGGCATTCGGGCCAATCACCGCCGCAGAAGCAGGGCTGATCTGGAACGTGACTTAGGATAAGGTTCGCGGGCCATCGGCCATCCGGTTTCAACTCAAGTGTTGGCTCTCTACGCCCCGCCTGTCGGTACTTCTCGCTAGGAGATTCGATATTAGCGTGAGAAGGCTTCATCATCCGGCACTCTTCATTATGTGCAATCCTCCCCCCATCAATCCACAGCCCCGCCACGCCGTAGGTCAGCGCATTGTTGACGAACGTTCCATCACGCGGATTCATTGCGACAATAATCGGCTCCCAGGCGGGTTTCAGCGCGGTGCCCCAGCCATCCCAGCAGCCGCTAGGCCGTGTTCTGCTGCGCAGATTCTCGTTGTATCCCACCACCTCTCGCTCCGCACCCGCCGCCTTGTCAATCGCCTTGCTGATGTCGTGGGATTTTGGAAAGCCGCTGTTACCGGTGACAAAGATGTGTCCATTCCGACGCGCCACAAACGCGCCAGTGGGCACGCGAACACACCAGACTATTCCTTTGTAGCGAATTGGAGTTACAGTTGCCAGAGAGGGTTGGGTTGGCCTTGCGCTTCGTACTTCTTGTGCTGACTGTTGCTGGCGAATAGCATCAAGTTGTGGGGGTCGTTGTTTTCGGGGTTGTGGTCTTTGTGGTGTACGACTTCTGACTGCCTGAGAGGACGCCCTAGGTGCCGCGCCACAATCAGGCGATGCTCCATAACGTAACCGTCCTTGCGGGCCATTTCGCTGAACTTGTCGGGGCACCGCACGTACTTGATTTTGTACTTGCCGTAGTTGCCCTTCTTGCTGAAGTAAGTGACGCCGCCCTTCCAGGCTGGGTTGGTATCTCCTGTCATTCGCTTGATGAGTGCTTGCTCTGATTCTTTCGACCACGCCCCCCGCCCCTTGTGAGCAATGTCGCGCATCATTTGAGCACGCTCTTCGTCTTCGGCTTCCCACTGATAGCGACACTCGTTGCTGCAAAGGTTGACTTTGTTGCGCTCGGCGTGACTGCGTGCTCGATAAAATATCGTCCCACAGATGGGACAAGTCAACTCTATCATCCCGTCGCGCTCGCTCGGTGGCTTGCCCCCACTGTTGGCCTCGCTGATTGCCTTGTTGACGCACTCCTGATCGCAATACTTGTTCCTGGCAGCTTGCTCCTTGGTGTAGGTTGGGAACGGCTTGCCGCACATCTGGCACGCTTTCCAGAACGGGTATCGTCTCTTGGCGTTCCAGTGTAGCGGCTCGCCTGAATACGTATCTTCCGCCTCGTTCAACAAGGCAGCGATGGTCCTTGGTGACGAGTTGGTCTGTACGATCTGATTGAATACGGTAGATGGTATCGCTGATTTCATAGGTGAAAACCTCCTCTACGTCGCCCCACTCTAGGGCGTCTTCACCTACATTATAGCACATAACCGTAGAACCACAAGTAAGAGTATCGTAACGTTGCCAACCCCTGTCGGTCAGTATCTCGGTGTCGTCACTCAGGCAACCATACACCCACATCATCGTATCCCTCAACTCAAAGCCCGCGTCCTCAATCGCCACCATTAGACGGTGGTGTGTACGCGTCCCACCGAAGGCTAGTAAGAACGCTCCCGGCTTGGCAACCCTGCGAACCTCTTCCCAGAAGGCAACCCCTGGAACACCGTGATCCCAATCCCTCCCCATAAAATGTAATCCGTATGGGGGATCAGTGATAACGGTGTCTACGCTGTTTTCTTCCATCTCTGAAAGAACGTGTAAGCAATTCCCTGTATGTAGTTTGTATTCCATCTATCTATCGGTAGACACTCTCTCTAACAAGTCGAAAAAGTAAACAACTTCTCCGTGTGGGGCGTCCTCAGCACACACCCAGTTGTTTCCGACAACATAGGCTTCATCGTATCCCAGAACCTTACAGGCTCGGTTTGCCAGCACCAGTTGCCCCATTGCAGCGCCAAGCAATATTAGGGAACCTACAAATATGACCAACAACATGATTTCAGGCATTTTATTCTTCAAAGTAAATCCTCCATTCATCTGGATATTCTACCACAACCACTCTACCCCTGGGCTTTTTAGGTTCAAACCTAAGAGACATACCAGCCTCATGGGGCATACGGTTTCCTTTACGGTTGTTACAATATCTGCAACAACACGCTACGTTCCCCCAGTTGGTCTTACCGCCTCGGCTCTGGGGAATGATGTGCTCTATAGTAAAATCAGAGTGGCGAAGGGGGCGACCGTCATCATCCAGATCACCCACCCGCCTTCCACAGTAAACGCATTGCCATTTGTCTCTGCGGAAAACGTTTCGCCTTGTAAACGGTACTGATTGCTGGGGGGCGTCGTGGTAAACACTTAGCATCAATACGCTCGGTACTTCATACACATCATCAACGGTATTTAGTTTTGCAGCCACACCGTCGATTGCAAGCACAGGCACGTTGCCTTCATCGTCCTCTCGCATCATTATCTCGATAGCATCTCTTACGGTGATGATGCGAAAAGGGCGTCCTGTCCTGTCGAGCAATAAAACTTTACGGTTTAACTTTTCAGTAACCATAACTATCGTATCCTTCCAAGCAATCAAGTAGTGATGGTTGATTGTTCTTGAGGCATCTTATTCTTCTAACAGCATTAGCCAGTCTTTTCATCTCTCTATCAGGTGCGTAAGAGATACTTGTCCCATCCCAACTGTCCGCTACCCAAAACTTTCTCATCCTGGTATAGGAGTTCACCCTAGCAATATGTATCCATTTGTTTCTATCTAGTGCTTCCTGTACAAGGAGCGTTGCTTCATATCCCAATTTGTGATGGTCAGTACCCCCCACAAACAAAACCTCGAAGTCATCCCATGGGGTTCTGTCTGGAGTAAGCCCGTCTTGTGTAGCGTAGGCTATGGGAAACCCATATTGCCTTGCTATCGGGGCGTAGTGTCGAAACCGCAGAGTTGTAGCGACGTGATTTCCAACGACATCGGGAATAACAACAAACAAACACGTCTCTACAAACCCTTCTAGGGTCTTTAGCCTAGACATCCACACACCCTCATCAAACCCACCAGAAAAAACCCCGTTGTCGAGACACCAAGGAACACCGCTTCTCAGAAGCTTAAGATGCAGACCTGTATTCTTCCCTTGTAGCGTCTCTATTACTCCAAAGTATTCTCTGTGCTCTTTTGCCAGTACACCCGATGGCGACATGTAATAACAGGTGTTGTACCTTTCTTTAGGATGTGTTGTCATTGGTGAGGGTGATGATTGGTAATACGAGTAGGGTGATAAGTGCTTTTACAACCATTAACCCCACCGATGATTCTAGTATACCCGTAACAGGTATAGTACCAGCGAACGCCACAAAACCAAATAGCAAACTATCAATTGGAATGCTGACAGCATTGCTTAGTAAAACCCTCAACAAATGTGATTGATTCACTAGTTGATATATCTCAGTATCTATCATCTCGCTTACAACTTCTGCTAGTATACTTGCTATTACAATTCTAGGAATCAGATCAAAGATACTGCTCCATGCGCCTCCCCAAGGATAATACGCTGGAGCATTCATTTGTCCAATGACAAAGAGGTATAGCGACATTACCAGATTTATAACACCAGCTAGGATAATACTTGCTCTAGCCCATGTTGCACCTAATCGCTTATGTATCAAATCACGCCATGTGAACGTCAGAGCATAGACAAAGGTGCCACCAGGGATAACCCAAGGCCCCACCGCCACTAGTTTGGTAGCCCCTATGTCGGCCACCATTTGCCATGCTACATATCCCCCTACCAATACCACAACCCACCAAATAAACTTTCTGTTCATGACTCCTCCAAAAAAACAATACCCCCAGCTGGACTCGAACCAGCATCTACGGTTTAGGAAACCGTGGCTCTTTCCATTGAGCTATGGGGGCACTGCATCACGAATACAAAGGGTTAAGTTCCTCTTCCTCTTCCTCTGCAACCCATACCGCAAATCTCATTGTTTTGTTGAGGTTGCGGAAGGAAACATCACCACCGTCATACGGCGTGGTGTCTCGTTCCCACTTTCCCTGTGCGTTCACCAGCACAACACATCTCATGTCGTACTTGGTGATATACTCTAGGGCGTCCTGTGGTGTCCTAAATACCAACGATCCTTCCTTTTTGATGATGGTCTCGCGGTCACCCACAGCGTCGGAACAGTAACTTGCTAGCATTATTCCCCCTTATACTTCTTAGCCTTCTCCATGATACCTGGAATCGCTTTTTCCATATACGGTTTCACTTTGTCGTAACGGTAGGTTCTCCCGGTGAATTTTCTGCTTGTCATCGCTTTGAGGAACGTGTTCTCTACTTCTTCCATGTAGGAACCATAGATATGGTAGCTATCGGCCTGATGAACATAGCGCCCCACGCGAACCTCACGCCCAGCATGCTCGCTGACTCGATCAGCGATTTTTTCCTGTAACTTCACAAATGCGAACATATTCATAAAGGCAGCTTTGTAAGCGTCGTTCGAGCGCATTCGGACGTTGGTGTTCAGATACCACACCCCATCCATATCGGGGAGAATACGACACCAGATGCTTTGTAAGCACGCTGGGTCGTAGCAAAACGGGTCTTCCCACGGCTTCCAGGTAATCGCCTGGGCGCGACGCGTGTAGGGAGCTTGGGCTAGCTTGCACGCCATTACTTCTATTTGATTGTAAAGCTCATCGATCCCCGGTACAGAGTATGTAAATAACCGCTCGTGGTAAGTGTACTCCCAGCGAGTATCGTTAGGGTCATCAGGGTCGCGAACCCAGTGGTCTTTAATGCCATCCCTGACTTCCATTGTGTACTCTTGTAGGTCTTGTAATCCGCATGGTATCATGCGGCTTATCATGGGTTCAGCTAGGGGGCTGTCTACCACGATAGTCATTGTAGCGTCTAGCGATGGGGGGTCTTCAGGTTTATCATACTCCGTTTGGATTGGGGTTCCGCTATGATAAACCTTTAAGACAGACTTCTCCCAGGCAGAAGGAAGATTACTCCCTTGAACGCGAAGAACTGGTATATACATTAATATTATTTCCCCTTGTAGTGATTGCATCCCATTTCAGGGTAAACTACCCTGTGAATAGTAGGAACACCCCATCCAAATGTATTGTCCTTTCCTGGTTCTCCTAGGTCACAAGCACTGTCTTTAAGCGCATCGTAAACCTCATCAGGAGAGAACCCTGGATATAGAGACTTGATTATTCCAGCAGCCGCAGAAACGTGTGGGGTTGCCATTGATGTTCCCGATTTATACCACGTTTCTGCAGGTGATGTGTAGGCATATACACCAAACGAAGGCGCTACAAAATCTAACTTCTCACCGTAATTACTGAAGTATGCGAGGTCTAAGTCTTCATCGATCCCACCTACCGATACGACACTATCAAATCCAGCGGGATATATCAACATGTCAACATGGTGATTGCCGGCTGCAGCCACCGGTAACACACCATTTTCTCTTGCACGCTTCAGTGCATTTTCCACCATTGACCACGCTTCGCTTTGGGGGTCTCCATATCCCCCAAACGACATAGACATTACATCTACGTCGTTCTCGGTACACCAATCGATTGCCAAAATGATTGCCCTGAGGGAGCACCTTCCTCCCTCACAGACTTTTAGATGTACCCCCTCACAGTGCGGGCAAATCCCTGCAATTCCCGTCTCATTATGAGGGGCGGCACTAATGCTTTGCACATGATAACCATGTGTATCATCGTCAGTGGTGTCAGCATTCCCCGTGAAATAGTTCCAGCCCGTAATGTCATTGGTGGGCTGGTCTTCAATTGGTGACCAACCACTGTCCAGAAACGCAATACGGGCCACTTGGGTATAGGAACGCGTGTAAACAGACGGAACTTCTTCTACCCCCATCATCTGAGGCCCGTACTGGAGCTCTATGTGTTCGTCGTTTAGCGTAGGCCTTGGTGTGGGGGTAGGAGTAGGACGTGTTGGTACAGGAATAATCTCACTTGCTTTGAAAACCAACGGGAGGTAGTGGTAGTAACGCTCTTCTTGCTGAGTATAGATTTCTGGCAAGGGGAAACATTCTTGTAAGCGAATAACTTCCTTCTTTTCAACAAACCGATACCCATACCGAGCATTGCTGTCTTCAACCAACACATAATCGTCATCGACAAACCCTCCATCTGCCTTAACAGGGGTAAAAATCAAGAGGGTTGCTATGACAGCCAAAACCAAAGATAACCTGCGCATATTGTGCCTCCCCAAATAGCAACTGTCAAACCTTGAATAAACAAAGCTACAAACGCGGTAACCCACCACCCCCACAAAATATCAGGGTAGCGTCGCTTTATTAGCTTCCCCAGCCCATAAAGAACCACGGGAATAATAACCTTAACAGCCACGAGGGGAAGATACCCATAAGATTGCCAAACCGAGACAGCAAGGGGGTTAGCCTCAGCACCAACCCCCCACGCGTAGGTGACAATTAAGTCAACTGCTTGCAAGAACAAGTATAATAGAGTTAATCCCACCATTGCTCGAACCCCTTCAACAGGCTAATAATCCTCTCTTTGTCTTCTTGCCTCTTTATCTCCGAAATGTACCGTGCTATGCGGTATACACGCTCGGCGGCTTCTTGCCTTCCTGGGCTGTTGACCTTGGAGAATTCTGGCCCAGTGTATTGGTATAGCCCGTTCTCTATCGGCTCGAACCCCATAGAAATATCCCCAAAATGCTCCTCGAAGGATATAGACCTCAATGTTTCGTCTAGGTAATCGTCTGCTATGTATCTATCGATAGCATCAGCCAGCTCTTCAAGTTCGTTGGCAATATCGTCGGCTGATGTTGATAAACCGCTTTCCCTGAAAGAACGAGCCATCTTTCGAGACTTAAAGGATATAATTTCAAAAAGATAAGCCCAATCCCAGTCTCTGTCTCCCCAGATAACGGGAACCCAAGCGATTAGGTTCTTTATCCCTCTAAATATCTTATCAAACAACATTGGCCTCCGAGTTATCACCAACGACGTTTCCGTCTCCGGTGATACTAACATTGCGAGGTTGTGCGAGCGCAAGCGCGGAATTCTTGGGGTATAGTTCACCGCACTTGGGGCAAGCCGTGGGCTTTTTCATAACAGCATATCCTTTTCCCTCTTCAGCATGACTTGCATAGAACTTGGCTTTACATTTGTCGCATACAACAATCATTTCAGACCCTCCTAGCTTGTCCAGTTAGCGTCTTCTTTAACGCGTTTATCCCAACACTTCTCACAGTAAATACCAGCAAAGTGTCGCCGGTTCTGTGCTTCACTAGCATCTATAAGCTTACCACAGGTGCTACAATGCACCTGACCTTCTTGCCACTTCTGCGTGGCATCGAGAATACGGTCTACAATCTCTTTTGGCATTTTCTCGTCAGGGTCAGATAGAAATCTGACTCCCACCAACTTTGTCTGTGTAGGTGACCACAGCGTCAGTCCCCACAAATTGGTATAGACGTATCTTGACTTGGGCTTATCCCCCAGCATCTCAAACCCATCGAATTCCTCCGACAAACGGTGCTCTTCCGTCTTCCCTGGTATGACCATCTTCTGGGTCACCATCAGGGGGTATTCCCTATGCCCATCCCTAAACCTTAATCTAGGATTATCATAGGGGTCTCCAATAGCGGCCCTCAATCTTCTTTCCACCTTGGGCAGTTCTTCGGTGAACCACTCCATATCCAATCGGTGAAGGTCGTTTCTATCAATAATAACCTTAGCGTCCATAATCACCTCCTCACTCATTGCCAATTATACACCAAAACCCCCTGGCTGTCAAGGGGGTTCAAAAAAAATTAAGAGGGTTTTTGCTTTTCTCTAACCGCCTCTTCAAGAGTACGATCATTCAGACAGTCATTACATACGTCACACCCTGCTTGGATAGGTTTAACTTTATCACATCTAGAACACCGTTTTTCTATGTACGATGCTCTGTGACTACTCCCCCCGCTAAAGCAGGGGGCTTCTAGGGCTTTTGCCCAGGGACGATAGCCCTCGTCCCAAAATGTTTAGACTAGCATTAAGATCACGATCAATCTCAAGACCACAATGAGGACACTTATGGACACGTTCGGACAGAGGCTTTTTGACAATCTTGCCACAACCAGAACACATCTGCGACGTGTTACGTGGGTCAACAGTGACGACCGTCCGCCCGGCCCATTCTGCCTTGGCTTGGGTCAATCTCACCAGTTGTCCCCACGCAGCGTCGGAGATGCTCTTGTTCAAGCTGCGCCAATTGCCTTCCTGCATGTCCTGAATGTCCAATGCCTCAAATGCAATGAATTGAAATTCGTTCACCAGTCGCCTACTCAGCTTGTGCGCGAAGTCTTTGCGGCGATTAGCGATGCGTTGGTGAATGTGCTCTACCACCCGCTTCTGCTTGCGATACTCAGGCGTGCC